CGTTGTTTGATGACGTCAGCGCAGTTTTGATGTTCGTCGTGGTTGAAAGCGTTGTGTTGCTCGCGACGTAATAGATGTAGAGAATATCGCTTGTCTAGGTCGCATTGCCTGCGGAGATTGACCACATGTTGCCTGTGCCAGTGCCAAGCGTCTGGATGGCTGCACAAGCTGACCACGCAACCTTGTTCGATGACGGAGAGTTGGGCGTCCACGTCACACCGTCGAGGTGGTATTCGTTGACGCTAGTGCCTGCGTTGGTTGTGCTGCTGATCTGCGCTGAGACGTTCAGGCCAGCGCCCGTGTAGTCCTTGCCAAACGCGTCGTATGCCGCTGCCTTGTAGTACCACGTCTGCGAGTCACTGAGGCCAGCATGCACGAACGAGTCAGCGGGGCCGTCGTAGAGCCTGTTAGCGCTGGAAGGCGTGAAGCCGCTTGTCGTAGACCCCCAGAGAATGAAGCCCTTGAAGTCCACGTCGGACGGAATGGGCATGTGAACAGTGTTGTTCTGCATGCCGCTTGTCGCGGTCGGAACGATGGCCGCAGGAGCTGGGTTCGTAAACGTCGCCGATACAGCAGGCGCGGTGTTGTACAGGCCGTCACGGGCCAGCACGTCGATGCGGATGCTTCGTAGCGGGACGTTTGCGTTGTCGGCCTGGTTCTTCGCGTAGCTATAGGTGTAGGACTGGCTTGAACCTGCGGGCACGCTGTCAACTATTTCTTGACGCAGGGGAGTGCCGTCTGGCTTGTAGACATTGACAACGAAGTCCTGGAGCGCAGGGTTCAAGCCCAGGTTGGTCGCTGGGTTGGTCCACTGGACAGTCAGGTCGGGTGTTGTGAATGTCGTGCCGCCGCCTTGTGCCTGCAGGCTTGTGACGGGGTGAATGACCGGCGTTGTTGAGCCCGACAGGTCAACCGTGTAGGACACAGAGACGAACGAGCTTTGACGGCCATAGGAGCTGACGCTTGCAATCTGGATGTCGTATGTGTCTTCGGCGACGTTGGGAATCGTGAACGTCGAGACGTCGAGGCCGGCGACCGTAGTCCACACCTGACCTGAACGACGCCACGACAGAATGGACGTTGCTGCGTTGGATGGACGATTCCACTTGATCGTCATCGCCCGCGTGATCGTGCCGTCTGTGCTGGTCGGCGCTTGCAACACCATGCCGATGTTGGTCGGAATGTCAGGGGTCTGTTGGTTTGCGGTCGTCGTGCTGAAGACGGGAGCAGGAACACTGATGCCCGTCTCGACACGCGCATACTTGGTGCTGTCGTACTCGAGAGCAGTGACGTTGATCCAGCCGTTGTCGTCTTCCGAGATGTCGCGGATTCGGAAGTACTGAGCTTGGATGTCACCGCTGATGACCGCTTCGGAGCCGATGATCACCGACTGCGAGAACGCACTGGCGATAGTTAGAACGCTGGTATTGCCGGCCGGACTGGTGATCACCTGCTGACCCAAGGTGCCATCGGCGAGTAGCACGTCAATAGTGCAAGTGCCCGTCTGAACTGTGACGGGTCGGTCGAGAACAACTGTTGTTCCCGCGACATTGACTATCTTCGCGGCCATTTCAATACCCGCGAAGCGGCTGTCGGCAACCTTGATGATGTTGCCGGGCGTCATTCCGATGGATGTCAGAGGCGCCTTGAACGCGATCGTGCGGAAGTTGCGGAGCTGACTGTCAACGTACCAACGAGCGATACGCAAGGCCTGACCGTGTGACGTGCAGCCCCAGGCCGTAGCGTCGTCAACAATCCATGGCACCCCATTTTCTGGGTCAGCTTCGCTGTAGACCGCCTGCTCTTGTTGGAAGGCATTCGCGGGATTGTTCCAAGAGATGCGGGCAACTGACTTGCGCGACGATGAAGTCGTCTGCGTGTAAGTTGGGCCGTCACTGCTCATGTTTGCGCGCGTGACTAGGAAGCTAGCTGTGTCAGGCTTGTCTACTGACAGGGTGCAGAATCCATTGCCGACGAGCAGGGTCGCATTGAAAGTGCCGGCGAAGTTCTGGAGAAGTTTCCATTCGTCCTCGGCCGTTGTGATCTGTGCGTTGAACGTGAAGCGGGGTTCGGTCCCGCCCTGGCCGTCACTGACCATCTCGTCGCACCACTTGCTAGCCTCGTAGAAGGACGCAAGGTCAATCTCGTAGTCGCCAAGGAACTCGCCGAGCCCGTAGCGCTTGTTCGTCATCAGGTCGTAGAGGCACCAGACTGGGTTGTCAGTCCAGTAGAGCGTGCCAGTGACCGTGTCTTCCCAAATGTCGTCGTCGGTATTGAACGTCCATGTGCGAGTCGCAGACATGGTGCCGTCCCAGATGCCTGAGTACGTCCGAGCAGCCGGGTCATAGTTGTCTGGCAATGCAACCATCACGCCTAGCCAGTCGAACTGGGTCTTCTGCAGATTGCCGACTGCCTTTGCGTCGTAAGTCAAGGCAGCAAGGCTGCAATACGGATAGGGCAGCTTGACTTCCTGAATCTCATCGACAGCGTAGAAGACTGTTTTGTCAGCGACGGTATTTGGCGTGGTCGTGTCTGGAGTAACACGAACCATCTGGATGTCCCACGTGCCAGCGCCGCTTGGGCGTGTCAGTCGGTACTGAGCTTCGTAGCCCGACTCAGCAACGCCTGTGATGACTTCTGCACGGGCCAGAGTCCAAGATGAAGCGGTCGTGAGCTTTGTGTAGAACGAGATCGACACGGTTTCGGCAGCAGGGTTGCCGTTGTCGTCTACCTTCTGCAAGCCGTTTGGGAATTGCACTGTGACTAGTGCGGCATCAACATTCGCAGAAGTCGTCGTGTGCGTGATCGGGGCCGCATACTTGACTTCGGTGTTGATCGCGATTTCGTTCTCTACGTCGTTGAAACCTGGGACGTAGGTCTGCGTGGCGGTGCCGTAGCGGATGGCAACCGAGACGTTGTTGTAGTTCAGCGTCCCGCCCGGATTCATCAGCGGTGTGCCGTCGAAGTAGATCGACTTGCCGGGATTAGCTTGGTCGTAGGGGCCTACGCATACGCCCTCGGAAATTACGTGGACGTACCGCGCGGTTTCCGTGGACTGAAGGGTGGTCGTTGACATTCGGGCTCCTGGGAGCCCAATGGCTCCAGTAGCCCGTATTTATTTGCGCGCTTTAGGGCGCGACGCCACCTGAAGTACCGGTATCGACAGTAGCTGGCGGCGGCGTTTCGACCGTGACGCCGTAGCTCACGATGATGCTGCCCGCACGCTGCACGCGGCCATAGACAATGGGAACAGGGTTGCCCTGCGCATTCGTGTTCGTGCCGCCGTTGAAGCTGTAGTTTGTCTTCGTGTCGCTAGTGTTCGATGCGACCTTAGGCTTCTTGCTCAGCATCGAGACAGCGCCACCTAGTGCCATCGCAACGCCCATACCGATCAAGTACGGGTTGTAGGTGAAGACACCGACGACGATAAGCACTACGCCGAGGATGACGCGCGCAAGGCCGCTTTTGCCCTTAACGGCGGGGTAGTAGTGAACTTCCGTTGTCCCAGCAGGCAGCTTCTGATGGACTTCGTAATCCTCAAGACTGTTGCTCTTGTCCTTGACCGGCTGACCGACGATGACCGTCCATTCGCCCGCCTTCACATGCTCGCGAAATCTGTCTCCGAGCTGTGATGCCAAACCTTGCGTCAATAGGAAGACGGTTGCAGCGTTGAACTTGTGCGTGGCTCCGAACTTCTTTGCAAGTGAGCCGTGAAAATGTGCTGTGATCATTTGATGTCTCGATGCCTCACGATCTTGTGGATGTACTTATGCCAGCGGGTCACTGGGGTGATGCATGACAGGCCACCCAACTGGTGGTGCAACATCGTGCCGTCCCCCAGGTAAGTGCCCATGTGGTTGGTGAAGTCTCTGCCCCAATGGAACAGAATCAGGTCGCCGCTGCGTACCGCTCGCAACGGTACTTCCTCAAAGCCCCATGCCTGCCACAGGTCGTCGATGTGGCGTTCGCCGTGTTCTGACCAATCCCAATCTCGTGGGCACTCGGGCAACTGGATCCCGTATGTCTGGTACAAGTAGTCAGCAGTCAGGCTCAAGCAGTCCTGCACGTTGAACACGAACTCGCGTTCCAGTAGTGGAGGGCGGTTGTTCGGGTCTCCCCAAGCGACGGGCTGCGAAACGCTGATGCCGTCGCAGGACACAATCGCCCAGGGCTTGTCCATTGCGATCTGACCCAGCATGTCGTCCTTCGAAGGGGTGCGTGGATCAACCTCCAGACCATCGTGCTGCGGGTAGCTGCACGCCCGAACTGTGTGACTGTGAATCAGGTAGTCGCAAGTGTCACCGTACAGCGCCACGTCTTTGGGTGACAGCGAGAACTCCCGCAGGGGCTCGCACGAGTAGTTGACGCACGGAATGAACACGCCGTCCACGACGAAGCCCACGGCCTCGAATGGATAGACCGCAAGAACGTGCTGTACAAACTCGTGGTAATTTTTCACGAGTTCATGCCCAGACCAGGGAATTGAGACTTGAGCATGATGCGGCGGGGCAGTTGAATGCCGGGCCGGTCAAGCGTCCAGCAAAGCTCCCAGGTAATCGCCTTGTCGTTGCTCTCCTTGAGCTGATCGACGTACCAAGTCTCCTGCTTCACGAACTTAGTCGGATCAGCGGTAGGGTTGCCGCCCTTGAAGTTCGTTGCGTCGAGATACTTACCGAGTACCAACGTGCGCGTCAGCTTTGCGCCAACGAAGCTACCGCTCGCATTGATGGCTGCTTGCATAAGTCGATTTGTGTTGTCCACCGTGAAGGTAGGACGCGGGGCCGCACCATTGACCGTCTTGGCCCAGCCCTGACCCTTGCTTGGCATCTTCATGTATGTCTGAGAGTTCCAGACGATGGCATCGCCGTACTGGTTGACATACGGGCTAAAGTAATAGACGTAGTCGCCAGGAAGCATCGAACCATCCAGCTTGTAGAGCCAAACAAGGCCGCCTGTCGTCGCAGGGGAGTAGAGGTCAGCTTGGATACTCATGCCCACTCCTGACGGCAAGGGATAGTCAGTGACGTGAGGCCACCACCAACGTCCGCAATCTGGAGCTTGTCGCTAACTGAGAACTTAAACGTCGTCGTCTCGCCGGGCGGCTGATAGTCGAACGTCCCCCAGCTACCAATGCTGTCAAGGAAGCTCTTGACAATCGCATAGTTGGTCGCGTTGAGGTAGTTGTAGACGATGTTGCCGTAGTAGCGCGTAGCGTTGATGCCATCTTGGTAGCGGAACGACAGGCCGTCACCAAGTTCGTAGCTGACGCTTCGATACTCGACGTCGAGAGTCGTCGCGCCTGAAATCATGTTTTGAAGTGGAAGTGCTGCCATCTTTCGGGGCCTCCGTTTCGTCTACTTATCGCAGCGGGCTAAGCGCGCCGCCGCTGCGGGTTGCGTTGTAGAAGCCCTTATCGACTTCATCGCGCGCGATCTGGCGCACCATGACCGCCATGGCCTGTACATCCTGTGGATTGCTGGCGCTGCCGTTCATGGTGATGTTGATGTCACCCATGTTCACGACTGGACTGCCACCACCACCGCCCGACGCCTTAACGCCCAGCTTGCCGTCTGCGCCGCGCGTCAGGGGCATGATTGCTTCCGGGCCCGCTTCACCCATGATGCCCAGGCGACCGTTCGACATGGCGAATGGAGTCGTCGAAGACACGACGCCGCCGTTAGCAAAGAACTGCGTACCGCCCGAGAATGCGCCGCCGTTTGCATAGCCCATCGAGCTTGCGACTTCTTCGAGGCCGATGACCACGAGTTCCTGTGTTGCCCACTTCGCGAGGTCGCCAATGATCGAATTGATCATGTCGCTGAAGTTGAGCTTGCCCGTTGTGGCAAGCGTGGCCATGGCGTTGCCCATGCCGTTTGCCATGTCACCGAACAGTTGACCGCCCAGCTTCGACGTGTCAGCGGCATCCTTCTTGTACTGGTTGAACGCCTTCTGCCAGCCAGCGGTGAACGTCTGCTGTTCCTTCGTCCACTTGTCGTTGTCGTCCTTGTTGTCCTGATCGAGCTGGAGCTTTTCCTTCGCTGCGTTGAGGTTGTCTTGCAGCTTCTGGAGTTCAGCGTCGGATGCGCCGGCAGTCTTGCCGATCTGAAGTGCTAGTGCCGCCTGCGCGACTCTGTGCTTATCGACTTCGACAGTTGCATCGTCCGTCGTTGCGCCGTACTTCAGCATGGCCTCACGAGCAATTTGCTGTTCAACGATGGTCTCGCGGTATGCGGTGAGCTGCTGCGCCTGCGCGAGGTGTTGCTTCGTGGCGGCGTCGTACTCGGCGTTCTCGGCCTTCGTCTGCTTGTTAAGGGCTTCTTGCTTGTCCTGCGCCGCTGCGCGCCACAGTAGTTCTGCCTTGATCTGATCGGTCAGAGCATTCTTGTACTTGCCTGAATCAATCTCAGCCTGCATCATCGCGACGTGCGTCTGTGCCGCTGCGCCGTTCATTTGGTTGTACTCGTCAACCAGCTTTGCGAGGTCAGCGGCCTGCGAGCTAAAGGTCGATTCGACCGTGTTCTCGCCCTTGATCGCTGGCGCCTTCACCGCCTGATAGCGGCGGCGGATTTCCGCTTCGGCTTGCGCCACGTAGGCGTCGTCGTACTTGCCTGACGATGCTGGATCAGAGCGAGCGGTTTTGACCATCTGGTGAAGCTTCTCAAGCTCCTCCTGCATCTTGGTCGTGTTGCGCTTGTAGTGATCCAGGTAGTCGTCAGCGTTCTTGACGAGTTGGTCATGTACGCGTTGATCGGAGTCCTTCTTTGCCTTCTCATCGGCAGCAACAGCGTCCTTTCGCATTGCCTCCAGCTTCGCGATTTCGGAGCTGTGATCGGTCGGCCCCTCATCGGT